TTTCTTAGGATCAATGTGAGACACCTTGTGGATTGATTTGTTATCCCAGTCTGAAAGCAAGAAGTCATCTGTATCAATCATGCAGTAGATTAGCTCAGCTGATTGCTTATCACATAGCCACATGTAGCCTCTTAGTTGCCATTCATAATCTTTATTAATTCCTTCTGCTGAGATAGCCGGGAAAGTCTCTAATGACCATGAAGTCTTAATATCAATGATTGAATTGTCCAGGATAATATCAGGAGTGCCGATTAAGTAGTCATTCTCGATAGTGTCTTCATTCTTGATGTAGAATGTATCTCTCACCTGGTTAACTAGCTCAATTGATTCATGTTCCCAGTCAGTGCCTTTCTGCATTGGCTTAGTTGATATAAAAGAATTGTATCCAAAGAAGTCTTCTTTTGCCTTGCTTGCTATGTAAGACTTAGTAGTCTGACTTAATAGCTCTGACTTTGTTCTTGACTCAGTCATTAGCTTACCTAGTGATGATGGATGCCATTTCATAATGCTTGTAGTTGTTGTTTGGTTAATAAAAAATCTGCTTTCAATTTCTCTGCTGTGTACTTGCCTGACTCGATTGATTTAAGAGCCTCTTTGAATCTGTCATCTGTAAGTGATGGCTTAGCTGATGCACTAGCACTATTACCATCATCATCTACAGCTTGCAAGCTCAAAAGTGATTGAAGTGTAGCTCTACGATAGTAAGTAGTAGCTCCTATCATTTTCTGTGGATCAATGTTGTCAGGTAGAGTTAACCAGCTTTCAATCATTTCACCAGTCTCAATGTCAATTATCTGAGTGCTCAGAATCTTATCATGGATAGGTTGTAACAGGAGCAGTCCATTCTCGTGAAGGATTGGCTCAACTGTTTCTAGCAATGCGTTAATGTCAGCATAGCTCTTTTTAAAGTGTGGATTGGTGGAGTTCTTAACTACCTTGCCAATTGACATTTTTGCCTTGTGAATTTTAATCCACAATGACACTTTGGTTACTTCGTTTTGCATGTATTTGTTTTTAATTGTTTACAAATGTAATAATAATTTTTAGATGTGCAACTATTTAGAATAAAAATAATTGAATATACCACCAACGTGGTGAAATTACTTGACCAATTAAATCATCATCTGTATAGTCTTCACCATTCCAAATGACCTGAGTTACTTTGTAGTATTCAACTCCACCAAATCTATTGAGTTTCACTACCTCACCTACAAAGTAGCAATCGCCATCTTCTGTGTCTTTAATTTTATCTCCTATTTTCAGCATCTTCATTCAGTTTCATACACATTTCACAATATTTAATCAATTTATCTAGTGCTATCCCTATCTCAGTAGGATGTGGCTGTGGAATTTCAGCTCCTCTTCTCCATTCTTGAAAGTTCTTAATGAAGTCTAAGTCTTCTTGTGTCATTTGATTGGTGGATTTCCGATTATTAAATTCATTAAAATACTATCCTTTACCTTTTTAGGGGTGTAGTAGATTGGCTTTGGGTGCAGTGCCTCAACTGCTTTGGTTAAAAAGTGTTTCATTAAAATAGTTTAGTTTGTGATGTGTGATTATTAATTCTCTGCATTGCCTTATCAAAGTACTCTTTGTCAAGCTCACATGCAGTCAAGTCAAAGCCATAATCATGACAAGCAATGGCAATACTTCCTGAGCCTAAATGTGTGTCAAGTATTTTATCGTTTTCTTTGGCGTATTTATCTAAAAGCCATTTGTAAAGTGCTACGGGCTTTTGAGTGGGGTGTTGTCTATTTGAGTCGTTATTATTTATCTGTATTAATTCAGGTAATTTATCAAATGAAGTTAAAGCTAATTCTATTCTACTCATCGTAGGAATAAAAACCATTTTATCCCAAGTTATAAAACATCTGCAATTATTCAAATGCTCTAACATATAATTACCACCCCAAACAATATAATTTTTAGAAACTCTTTTTAATTCAATAAAATATTCTGTATTTGGTATTGAATTATCCCAATCGTGATTTTCCCATTTTTCAGACTGTTTATTTTTACCACCACCACCACTTGTTGTTCTTTTTCCTAATCCATAAGGTGGGTCAACAATAGCCAAGTCAAAATACTTATCAGGATAGCGAGCCATTAGTTGCATGTTGTCTTCGTTGGTTATTGTTAGCATGTCAAAGTATTATACCATTCAATAAATGTATCAAAGTCTCTAGCAATGTAGTAGATGCCTCCAGCTGTCTCTATCTTATTCTGATAGTCTTTCTGTACTTGAGATTGAATATCTCTACCATACTTCACCTCAATCTTAACTGACTTTCCATTGATAGTAGCTGAAATGTCAGCTGTGCCCTTAGTCCCTTGACCTTTTGTCCACTTACCAGGTAACTGTTTTGTGTATTCTATCTCACCAGTTCCTACTTGAATTTTTGCACCCTCTCTGTACTGGCCCTGATTACCTATTCTCTCAGCTTGGTTGCCAGTTGCATTGATATAAAAGATTATAGACTTAGTCAGGCTGTTAGCTGAGTTATCCTTCCAATCAGTAGATGGCAAGTACTTTGGATTCATTGATGACTTAGCCATCATTGTCTCAAGCTCTAAGGCTTTGAGTTTTGCTTTGTTTTCTTTGGTCATAGTTCTGAAAATATTATGTATCTACCTTTGTGATTTTTATCTTTTGTTAACTTATATCCTTTGTGCTTAGCATACTGAAATAACCATGTTGAGAAACGCTGTGGAGTCATGTCCTTATAATTGTAGTCTACTTCAAATGAGCTTAATAATTCGCTATTATAGTACATTACATCTTTAACAAGTACATTCTCACTAATAAAGTCATAAAAGTCCTTGCTAGTAGCTTGAATAAACCTTTTTGCATCGGCATTAATTCCTATTGACTTAGTAAGTCCCTCTCTTAAGTATAACTGTAAGTTTTTAATCATGTAATTATCAAATCTTAGCCAGTCATCTGTGCTCCATTGGTCAAATAACAGCTTACCATAATGTTTTAAAGGTGAGTTAGTAGAGTTAAAATATTGAAAGAACTCAATTTCATGTCTTCTACGATCATGACTACCTCCAGCTCCTTGAATAACATAGTTGGTTGTAATGACTATCTTAGGTGACCTCTCGAATGGTATAAAAACCTCATCTTTATTTTTTCTATTGACAGTAATTCCTTCAGATACTATCATGAATAATTGCTCAAAATTAAAGTTCTTCACTACATCATCAAATGCTAAAATCTGAGTATCTAAATTTACTCTTTGATATAAAAAATCTGACTTAGTAGGATTGTAAAGTTTACCATCTATCTTGACTGTCTTTCTTATGTGATTGAGAGCTGTCAACATTAATGACTTGCCACTACCACCATTGGGATTCTCATCTATTTCTTGATCGTTAAAGATGATTGCCTTTTGATTTGTTCTGTCCTTATAGCCATGAATTAAATACCCTAGTGTTGATTGTAGTGCAGCTATTCTCTTAGGCTCTTCATTAGATACCTTTTGCACTAGGTCATAAAAGTCATTATTAAAGTCATTCACCAGGTGAAATTCTCTATTAATTATTTGATTCTCCCAAATATAGCCTTCAACATCAATGTAGCTTAACATCTTAGACTCATCCTTTGTTACTTTAACAACACCATTTAGGAATGGTAGGTATGAGCAGTCATGACCATCTTGCAACATTTTGAGACTAACTGAGTCAATCATGTTAAGATGATTCTCAGAGAATAAATAAGGTGACCTAGAGCAATGATTCCAAATATTAATTTGTCCCTTCTTTATCAGGTATGTAAGCACAAAGTCTTTGATTTGATCTATAGATGATAACCTAACTTTGTTTTCAATGACTCTGACAAATGTAGGTTTCTCAGCATTCTCAGGATAAAACTTATTAAATCCATTTTTCACTAAGAAATTACTGTATTTTAAAGGCTCGATTGTTACTATCTCTTTTTTAGATACAGTCCAAAAAATATCATCACTACCACTATCCTCTTTTATATCAATTAAAATATCTGTAGTTATGTTGTGATCCTTCTTTATTTGCTCATCATCTACTCCATTCTTAACTTTTAACTTGATTCTGTCAATAGTTAATTTATCCTCAAAGTATTTGCTGTTAAAGTTGCTCTTTTTGTATGCTGATTTAATTGTAGATAGCATTTCAGAGTGAGTAAAGTCTTCATTTGTTTCATAATTATTAAATAAATATTGCTCAGCTACATCTTGATTAATTCCATAATCTGACAAACAACAAGCTATTTCAAAAATAAAGTAATTTCTTGAGCCATCTGAGAAGGAAGTTTTAAATTTAAACTTTTCAATTAGTTCTAGCTTCTTATTCTCATCTTGCAGGATGCACACTGGAGGCTTCTCAATGTATTCAAATCCTTTATCTTGTGTAATTCCTTCAAATACTAAACAAAACTCATTGAAATACACCTCAGGGTCATAAGATTCAAAGCATACTCTACTGACATCTTGATTCTTTGAG